CAGTAGCACTTGGATTGCCGGCAGATTACTTTGACCAGGAGGAATCCACTGTGACTTTTAAACCTGTGCATTGTGAAGATGGCATCCCAACCTTGACAGTCGGAGAAGTGGCTAAGCTGATGCACAAGCACACAAACACGATTGCACTTGGCTTACAACAGGGTGTTTTCCCCTGGGGGTACGCAATTCGTACCAGTGAACGCCGGTGGTCATACTTCATCAACGCGAAAAGGTTTGCAGAGATTGAAGGAGTAATCTGATGTACTTATTGAAAGGGTGAGAACAATGCTTATAAGAACAGAACACGGAAGTTTGAATGTAAAAGGTATGTAAGAAAGGTCAGGTAATAACAATGTTTATTAAGCCAATAGAGATTGCACAAAACAAGTTGGAAATAAAGAGAAGTACACAGCCAATTTATTACAGAGGCGGGATAAGAAAAAGGAATCATGTACTGGTGATTGTATATTCAGATGATGAAGATGATATGAAAGAGATGGTACAGGATACAAGAGAGGCGATTAATTTTATTAACCGCCTCAGAAAAAGAGATGTCAGTTGTGAGGTATACGGCAATACTAACATTCTTTGATTCCTTTAAAAAAGTGATTAAGTTTTGCTTGAAGATTTCGGCAATTAATAGAAGATTGTTTGATATTGTCGCGGTCTTCTTTTGAATAGTTTGGATTATTGGAACATTCTTTAAAATACTGAAGGGCATTATCAACGGCACATTTAATGGTACAAAGTTCAGTAATAGTAAAAGGAATGTCATAGCAAAAATCATCAGCATTTATGAAATGAGATAAAGAATCGGGTGAATAATCATTTGGAACTGTACAGGAATCAATATCTTCATAATGAATAAAGTCAGCTTCGCCATTAGAAACATCATAGCCATCAAAGGATAAATATTCAGAAGCATCATCTGAATCCTGACAAATGTCAATGTAATCATAGCCGTCATTGTACATATTGTGAAGTAAATTTAATAATTTGCGAGTTGGGTAAATAGCCATAAAACACACCTCCAAAAGTAAAATTAATAAGTTATGCTAGTGTTTTTATTATAAGGTGAATAGATAGTATTTGCAAGAGAAGGAAGAAAGGGTGAGAACAATGCTTATAAGAACAGAATTTGGCAACTTTGGTTGTCCGGAGGACTTATTAAGATTTATGCAGGAAAAAGAATCGAATCCTGCACGGTTGAAACTGAATACTGGGGTGCAAAGCTCACTCCAATGAAGTTTACGCAGAAAGAAGTTATGGAATGGATTCGGTTGAAGGAGGGATAAAAAATGTGGTTGTCAAAGAAAGAGTACAAGGCTGTAATTTGTGAATTAGATGAAATTAGGGTGAAACAGTGTGAACTGGAGCTGAAGACGGAACAAAAGATACTTAATATGGCAAAAAGAATCCTCAGAGAACCGGAAAAGCTCTCTGAGGAATTAAATCAAATTGATAGGCTTGATAAATACATTGATGACATTATTAATCATTGATGATGTCATCAATAAAATTATTTAAATTTGGACTAGTAACAACACAATCTACAAGGTTATATAACCGTTTGATTAGTGTTCGGTTTTCAAGTGTATCATCATCACTGGAAGCCAAACTTTGAGCAATAGAAGAAGGGTCAGATTGAACAGACATAGCCCCGGATGACATAAGCTGGGGCGGATTAGGTTGAAGGAGGGGATAAAGTGATTGATTGTGTAGTTGTTCTTGCAGTTCTATTGCTGAATATATATGCAATAGATTCCTGCATACATGATAATGATAGAGCTTTTGCTATATCAAAGGTACTGGCAGATGGCATTGCTTTAATATACGTTTGTACTCATTGAAAGTAAAAGTACATATATAGGAGATTCAAACAAGCGTTAGTTTTGAGATATATGGCAACACTAACATTCTTTGATTACTTAAAAAGAAGAAAGAGTGAGAATAATGCTTATAAGAACAGAATTTGGTAACTTTGGTTGCCCGGAGGATTTGCTCCGGTATATGCAGAAAGAGGTTACGGATTGGATAAAGCTGAAGGAGGAAGAAAGTGTCAAAGATTGACCAAAAGTTAATAAATATATTTTTAAACGTAGCAGATATGCTGATAAATCATACCGGGCTGGTAATTTTAATAATTTGTTGGATATATCTGTTTAAGGTTGGAACATTTGGCTGTGAGACGGAGTTTGGTGTCTTGCTGGTGCTTATAGCGCTTTTTGTTATGATTTTGTGCATTATAAACCCAGCAATCTTTGTGTAATAACCAATACGGTCGTAAACAAAATCAGTGTAATGCTAATTGCAATAAGAAGCGCAAAAACATGAATAAGTAGATAAGCAACAAGTAAAAATTTTGACTGATATTGCTTGCGGGATATGCGATACGAAAGGGAGTGTATTTTTAATCCTAGAATAAAACTGCATTTATCATATTCGTAATAAAGTTGTTTGCAAAATGAATTGTAGTTGTACTGGTTATTATTCTTACCTAAATAATAAGCCCGTTCATTCAAACGAGAACCTGCATAGCTGGCATTTTGATTTATTAAAGAGAGGACTTTATCAATAGGTGCTTTAGAAAAATCCTCAAATAGATAGGGTTCTAAAAGAGAAAATAATGGAAATATGACATTTTCATAACGTTCCTTAATGTTTGCGTATTTTGGAGTTCTCCAAAATATGTAAAGGGATGCAATTACAGACAGAGCCACAGCGATTGATTCAATATTTTGAAAGTTCATAGTATACACCTCATTAAAAATACTAGGGAGCAATAACTCCAGGTAGTTACAGTATAGGGAATGTGGTGATATTTGACAAGAGAAAGGAAGGACAAAGTATGTTGTATTACATATGTTCGCCGTATCGAGGGGCGACCAAGGAAGAAGTTGAGAAACATATAGGATATGCCAAGGAGCTGGCAAGAACTGTGTTGTTACATGGATTTGGTGCAATTGCTCCACATTTGTACATGCCAAACTGCCTTGATGATTCCAACTCGGAAGAAAGAAAACGAGGATTGGAAGCTTCGCTGGAGATATTAAAAAAATGCGATGTGGTATATGTCGGACAGAAGTTCGGCATAAGTGAAGGCATGGCAGCTGAGATTAAAGAGGCTGAAAAATTAGGAATATCGGTGTTTTACAGGGATTAGGAAATAACCGTTTACAGCCCTCAGAAGCTGTAGACGGAATTGGGTTTTGTTGCGGTAGTTCCCCACTTTGGCAGTGAAAAATTAGATACCTTAGACAGCTACCACCGCCAAAATAAAAGAATCGCAACAGCGCGCGGCAGTGTTGTGTTACCACTGCCGTGCGGCTCACAGGACGTTTAACAGGAAAAGCGGCATATCCCCTAACCAAATTTGCAAGTGCTGTAGCCCCCTCACAGCACTGCACATCTGATAGCCATGCGGGTTCGATTCCCGCCGCCCTGATTTATTTCAGCGCTGAATAATAAAAGACTGCGTGACAGGCACAGTCAGGCAAATTTTAAATATCATGATAATAGCGGAAGTGAGGTGATAGGCATGAATGTTATCTGCACCATTAACGACAAAAAGAAAAATGAAAGCGGCATGGCTGCAATGGGGGATGTAAAGAAGCAATAAAGGGAGGTGATACATATGCTGAAAGATATTTCAAATCATTCGACAAAGGATTTGATAGAAGAATTAAAGAACAGGGAAGGTGTTGAAATATACTTCGCAGAACCTGATTCATCAATAGCAATTAATGAAACAGGCCCTGTTACAGTATTGGTAGTTACAGATTAGCTGATTTTTTGGTATGTATATACGCCTTTAATATGCGCAGCTAAATAACCACCATGCGATGATGCAGACATCAAAGCATCATACACAGATTTTGGAACATTGAGGTATTTGTAAGTAGAACCGGAGTTAAAGCATACATACAAAGTATTATCCTCATATCCAATAGATTTGATGTTAGATGAAACAACAGGAATCATATGCATTAGAACACCTCCTTCAGTAATGAATTGGGCAGTGCTTCGCCCAATAATTATTATAAAAAAGGAGTGGAGGTACAGATATTCAGTGACTGAATTAAGTGATTTCAATACTGAATATCATAAAAATTCAATATTTTCCATTTACAGCCGCCACAAGCTGTAAATGGATTCACAGGGCGTTTAACAGGAAAAACGGCATATCCCCTAACCGATATATCAGAAGCTGTACCCCCTCACAGCACCGCACATCTGATAGCCATGCGGGTTCGATTCCCGCCGCCCTGATTCGGGACAAGCTCCCGAACCCTAAAGGTTAAAGAAATGTATATCACAAAACAGGCGGCATCATGCAGCTTTATGCCGCCGGAAAGGAGCAAATATGAGAAATATACCGCTGATTATTTTTTATAACCGGTCCATTGATGAAGCGAAAGAAAAGCACGACATTATCAAAGCGTGTGAGATGTTAAAGAAACTTCGGAAGCTGGAAATTAAAGACCGTGCAACACCCGGTTCATACCGGCTTATAGAACAATAAAAATGAGAGAACTGATTGCAGCAGCTCTCTCAAAAAATTGATGTATAACATATACCAATACTTACATTATTATAACGGTTTATGTGTGATATGTCAATAAAAAATAAAAGGGGATTTTCCCCTTTTGAAAGCTTGATTAAATGATTAACTAAAGAACCATTCAGGAGATACAACAATATGCCATACATTAAGGAAATATGCGTGGCGGGCAGGATACTTGAGGTAAGAAAATATCACACACTTCGTTATAACTGCAAAGGGGAAAAGAGGGAAGGACGATACAGGCAGACATGTGAATGTCAGCAGAGGGTAAATCAAAGAAAGGCAGAGCGGACACTCCGCCGCCTGATGAATACCAATTTTACCGATAACACAGGAATGCTTGTGACGTTCACCTATTTTCCGCGTAACCGTCCAAAAGATTCAAAACAGATGCAGGTGGATATGCGCAACTGCTTAAAGAAAATGAGAAAGATATTCAAAGACAAGGGAATACCGCTCAAATACATCTATGTAAAAGAACTGGGAAAGCGGGGCGCTGCCCATATCCATATGATGATGTCAATCTGCACGCCGCAGGAATTAAAGCAGTGCTGGACAAAAGGCGGCATAGACATGAAGCCGCTGTACAGCAAAGGAGATTATAAAGGTATAGCAAGGTACTTTATCAAGGCGGCATTAAAGACAGAAGAAACCGAAGGACAGTTGATAGGAAAACGGTGGAATCCGTCCCGAAACTTAAAACAGCCGGTTGTGATAAAACAGGTTGTCCGCTCCAGCACCTTCAATCATGGAATCCGTCCGAAGAAGGGATATATTCTGAATCAGGATTCTGTGAGGGAAGGATATACAGAGGCGGGGTTTAAGTATTTTTCATACACCATGTACAAAGAAGAAGGAGGCGGATAGACGTGGTAAACATCTACATAACGACAACAGCAAAAGGACCGCGGATATGGAAGACGGCATACTACGTTTACACAATGGAATATAACGGGCATACGAGAAACCACTCCGGGCGAATGAAAAACTGCACCGAAAATCAGCTTGAGTTAAATATCATAGCGGAAGCATTGGGAAGATTAAACAAAATGCAGAAAGTCCGCATATTTACCGGTTGTACCCACGTTTTAAATACTGTGAATAACCACTGGATTGCCCAGTGGGAAAAGAACGGCTGGAAAAAATCCGGGAATAGGCCGGTAAAGAATCAGGAACTGTGGCAGCAGATTACGGAGCTGATGAGGTACCATGTTGTAACATTTACGGACGAAGCCCATGAATACTCGTTGTGGCATCAGTTCTGTATAGAGAAATTAAAGGAGAAACACAATGAAGAACAAAAGCATTTTACAGCAGACAAAAGAGTGTTACCTGTGCCGTCTGAAAGCTGAAAAGGCGGGATATTTCGGACAACTCCCATCAACGGGGCTGCATAAGCACCATTTCATGCACGGAACAGCAAACAGAAAGCTTGCAGAAAAATATGGCTTGTATGCCTATGTATGCGAGCGGTTTCATCATGAGCATGGTGAAGAATCACCGCACGGTAATCCGGCAGTGGACTTAATGCTCAAGCAGACGGCACAGCGGGCATTTGAAGAAAAGTACGGAGAAGACAGGTGGCGGGAGGTTTTTCTAAAGAGTTACAAGGACACAGAAGGCGCCGCATATATAGATGACGGAGGAAATATACGAACACCATGAATATAGCAGAGCTGACAGACGGGGAAATGGGCATATTTCATGCCGACAGCCGTCCGTTTTATGAAAAAGACGGCAGGAGAATTATGAAGGTTGCGGAACCATATTACAGCAGGGATAAAAGAATTATATCCGGCTTCTGCCCACACTGCGGACTGGAAGTGAACCGTGTATGGAATATGGACTATTGCGGAAGCTGCGGGCAGGAAATCAGCTGGCATGATATCAGCGTAAAAGATTACGGAGATATTCCGTAAATTGCACCGGTGCAACAGGAAGGAGAAACGATATGTTTGAAAAATTTGGAGAATTTAATTCTGCAGAGGAGTTAAACAACAAAGCAGAAGAATTAAAGGGAAACGTTCAGGAATTAAAACAGTTAGCTGAAGAAAACGGACTTGAAGAAGATGATGTAAATGACTACATAGACGGAGTAATTACAGAACTGGCAACACCGCTGACGGCGGCAATGGGGAAAATAAAGGCTGAAAAAGAAGAACTTGAGTTGCATGGAGTGCTGGAAGACTGGTATGAAGCGGTTGCGGATGAGTGCATGAGCAATCTGGCAATGGCAGCAGCCGTAAGAGAAAAAGGAAAGAGCCTTGCGGTGTTTATGAGCAGGCTTCTTGCAAAGGCATTCTAGGGCAAAGTAAGGGTAAGTGACAAAATCGTATCAATCACAACGATAGAGCATGACGGTAAACAGGAGCAGATGAGAGGACCGGTTTATTTAGGGATTCCAAGCCGTGCAGAAGTAAAGAAAATGATGCGTGAATATTACTTAGGACAGGAGAGAGCATGAGAGCCATAAAAGCATTTAACCGGAATCTACAGGCAACGCTCGGAAGCGGAGTTATGACAATGGAAGCCGGAAAGACGTACCGGGAAAAAGAAGCGAAATGCGCGCACAACGGCTTCCACTGCGCAGAGAACCCCCTGTGTGCACTCGGATACTACAACAGTATGGATTCCCGGTTCTTTATTGTGGAAGCGGGCGGTGACATTAATCAGGACGGGAATGGTACAAGAATTTCCTGTACTGAACTGACACTGATAAAAGAGATTACAAGGATACAGCTTGCAGCACTTGCGTGTGAGTACATCCGCAAGTACCCGGACAGGGAAGAAAATGAAACGCACCTGTGTAAAGATAAAGGAGCGGCAACAGTTAAAGAGGATTTTATCATTGTCCGGGGGAAGAATCCGATAGCAAAAGGGGTTAAAGGATCATACCTGTTTCTGCTGAAAGAAGAAAAAGACACCCGCAATATTCAGGAAATCTATCCGGTATATGTTGATGGAAAACAGATAAAAGCGAATGTGTACTATGGTTTAAGAGGTGGAAAACTGTGTATAAAAAAGAATTAAGGAGCTTAAAGAGAATCAATGCCACACCGCACATGCGTCGGGTGGCACAGCGCAATAAATTGGCTGTCCCCATTAAATACATAAATTCATGGGGAACATATAAAAGCGACACAATATATGACATCATGATTCGCTGTCAGACAAGAGGAAGGATACTGATGATAGCAGTGTTTTTTCCAGATAAAGTGGCAGAAGGAATCAAAACACCCACTTATGAGATTTATTGCAATCCGGAAGGAAGCGAGTTCGTAACACGGATTCTTGATGAAGCAGGAAACGAAGTCAGATGGAGTACAGGATTGTTTGTGAATCTTGATAAGGTCCAAAAAAGCCTGTATAGGGATTATGGCTTATCAACAATACAAAGAAATAGCCGTGTGTGGCAGAATCAGGGCGGCAGGGATACAATCCGTCAGTTTTTAAGAGTTATACATAGAGGTATTGACGGTCTGAATGAATATCAAGGGAAATGCCGTGATCAAAAGATACAGGAAGCAGAAGCAAAAGAACAGAAACCGTGGGACGAACATATGGCACTGATACCACCATTGCTGCCGGGATTTGAAAGATGGGCATTTCATGAGGCGGCAGTAGAAAATTTTATTTTTTATGAAAGTATAAAGGATAAGACAGGATACTGCACATACTGCGAAAAACAGGTGCCGCTCATACAGGCAAAGAGAAATAAAGAAGGAAAATGCCCGTGCTGTGGAAAAACTGTCAAATTCAAGCTTCAGAGCAAAATACAGACCTTAGCGACTGAAGCACGATATGTAGAATGTATTCAGGAGATACAAGGAGGATTTGTAATCAGGACGTTTAGAGTAAGTTCGTATTATCGCGATAGAAAATATACAAATCCACACCATGTATTTGCAGAACAGGAAAGAGTCCTATATTTTGGCAACACTCCGGTACATTATACATGGGGGAATTATAAGAATAAAAAACACAGATTTATTCTGGAGGGCAGACCGTATTACTCTTTTTACAGCTCGAAGCATAAGCTGTATATGGAAAATATTGAAAATTTGAAACGGACGGTATTAAAAAACACAGCAATTGATTTATGGTCAGAACTGCCAAGAAGCGCGGCGGAATATCTTTACATTGAAAGACATAATCCGGCAATTGAAATGCTGGCGAAGATTGGAATGTTTCGGCTTGCCAAGGATGTGATGAGTTGCCGGTATGATAGTACGCTTTTGAGCGAGGGACAGACACAGATTGCAAAGATATTAAAAATTGACAATGCAAGATTAAAACGACTGAAAGATTTAGACGGAGGCATACATCTTTTAAAATGGCTGCAGTGTGAAAAACGGGCAGATACAATATGGCCGGATTACGTTATCAGCGAATTTGCGGCAAACGAAATCAACTTATCGGATTTTGGATTCCTTCCGCCGCCGATTAAGCCGGTTAAAGTATATAACTACATTAAGCGGCAGGCAGAAAAGTCGGGTGAAACATTTATACAGACAGGAATCACATGGAGAGATTACTATAACCTTGCAGAACAGAATAAGTGGAATGTATCCGCATCACAGATAGGTTGGCCAAAAGATTTAAAAAAGGCACATGCCGATGCGGTGCTGTTTTCCAAAGGGGAATCCATAAAGAAACAGTCAGAAAAACTGGAAAAGAAGTGGCCGGAAGTAAATAAGATACTTCCGGATATAAAGAAATTTGAATATCATGATAAAAAATTTGCGGTAGTTGCTCCGACTTCCATTGAAGATATGGTACGTGAAGGAACAGCACTCAATCACTGCATGGATCATGCAGACTTCTACTACGATAGAATACAGAAGCATGAAGCGTATCCGTTCTTTTTAAGGCGGACAAATTCGGTAGATACGCCGTGGTATACGCTGGAGGTTGAAGCCTCCGGCAACATACGGCAGAAAAGAACCACGGGAGATAATCAGAATCCTGATCTTGAGGAAGCACTTCCGTTTCTTAAACGTTTCATGGCGGCATTTAAAAAGAAAATGACAGCAGAGGAGCGCAGACAGGGAGAAACGGCAAATGAAAAGCGCATACAGGAGTATCGTGAATTGAGGAAAAACGGCAACAGGATATGGCATGGAAAACTTGCGGGACAGCTTCTTGCAGATGTCCTTGAAGCAGATTTCATGGGATTGGAGGAATAGCAATGGAAATTATAACGACATTTGATGAATGGCAGCAGGAGCTTGATACTGAATTGACAAAGACTGCAGAAGGCTTTGTAAGAATCGGATACCTTTTAAAAATGGCAAGGGATACAGATATTTTAAAAGATTCGGGATATAACAGCATTGTTGAACTGGCAAAAGCCAGATACGGGCTTGATAAGACACAGGTATCAAGATTTATCCATATTAACGACAGATTCAGTGAGAACGGCAATTCTGACAGGCTCATGGAGCAGTACAAAGGCTTTGGATATGCAAAGCTTACTATTATGCTGCAGTTACCGGATACCATTAATGAGGAGCTTACACCGGAGTTTTCAAAGGCGGATATTCAGACCGTAAAAGAAGAAATCGACAGGGAAAAAGAAATATCTGACCTTGAGGTGTTAATGGAAGAACCGGACGTTACATCGGATTACGATGATAACCTGATAAAAGCACTGGCAAAACTCGGAGAAGACGAACCGGAGCTTTACAGGGCAATATATGAACAAAACAAAGCGGCAGGATATACAGTAGAGCAGATGAAAGACGATATGTGTCCGAATGAAGAAAAGATATATTTTGTCCGTCTGGCGGGAATCGGAAGAATGGTATTTTCTCTGAAAACAAAAGAGTCCACTGTCAGATTAGTTAATTCACGAAGTGGGGAAAAGCAGGAGTATACATGGCAGCAGTTGATAGACGGCTGGAAACAGCTTTTTAAAGGAAAAACAGGCCCGGCACAGGAAGAATGGAGCAGAGAGTATAAAAGACCGTATCCGTCAGAAGAAACAAAAGAAGAACGGCCAAAGGAACGCAAAGAACCAAAGGTCAGCCGTCCGGCATCTGAAAAAACACGTAAGGAAGATGTAAAAAAAGTAAATGCGGAAAAGGCAGATACAGAAGCCCCTGCGCCGGAAGATGAAGACAAAAGCAAAAAAACTAAAAAGCCCGAAAGCCGCATAAACACCGGTAGCGAAGCGGATTCTACTCCAAAACCGTCTACACAGGATTACAAAGGTGCGGTATTCAATGAAATGATAGGTGTTGCAAATGGTCTGTTATCCTGTGTATATCAAAAGGACGTTAAGGGAATCAGGGAACATATAAAGGATATTGGACATATGCTGGATACGTTAGCAGCGGAAGAACAAAAGGACATTCCGGGGCAGATGTGCATGGAGGAAAATGATGAGAGATAAAATACGATATATGCAGCTTGCCGGTTGTTCAGCACCGGAGATAGCTGAAAGACTTCATATCAGTATCAGCATGGTGCATAGTGCGCTGGCAGGAACAGGTGGCAAAGATAATATCAGAGCGTTAGATGAATTAGATGCAAATAGAAGACAGGAATGTAAAAAGAGAATGGGGTGATAATATGCTTACATGGCAGAACAAAAATGGTGAATGGGGATTAAACGGAGTGCCTGAAGAAGAACTGAAAAAGGTTGGCAGCAGAATATATGCGGCGCTTTTTAAATTAAAAGATTATGAGCAGCTGGGAGTAAGTCCTGGACAGGTGGAAGAACTGGACAGGCAGTATACGCAAGTATGTGAACGTCTTGCAAAACAGAAAATCCCATGTATGCCGGGAGATACGATTTATATTTATGAAACGTGTGAGAGTATCCCAAGAACTCGTGACCAGCAGACAGGGGTGGTAGAGTGTCCGTTTGAATCAGATTGTCCGTATGATACCTGTAGAGATGCAAATGAGCGTTTATTTCAGACAAAGGTTATGGGTATATATAATACAGGACACGGCTGGTACATAGAAGCTGAACATATCACACCGGCAATACCGGCATCTTATATCGGGAATACGGTCTTTTTTAATCCAAAGGAAGCATATAACAGGCTTCATACAGGGGCTAAAGAAGATTACAGAAAACATTTTGAACGGAGATTCATGAGGAAACGATGAAAGAGTGGACAAACATTAATGGAAGCACTAAAACCTGCGGACAATGCGCCTATAAAGCATATTTGGGAGAAAATGCACAGGGGCAGCAGGTATATGGGTGCGGGAATGCGGGGAAATGCCAAGAGAGGAGCAAAGAACAAAATGGAAACGAAGAGAAAAGCAATATCCAAAAGCACAAGAACTAGCGTATATCTTATGTATAACGGACATTGCGCTTATTGTGGCAAAGAAATTAAATACAAAGATATGCAGGTTGACCATAAAAAGCCATTAAGATTGGGTGGAATAAACGATATTACAAACTACTTGCCAGCATGTCGAAGCTGTAATCACTACAAAAGCACGCTTGATGTAGAGGGATATAGAAAATATTTGCAGGACATACATAAAAGACTTATGCGGGACAGTATCCCATACCAAGTCGCAGAAAGATTCGGGATAGTGAAACATATATCAAACGATATTTTATTTTACTTTGAAAAGGTAAATAGATGAATTATGTGATTTTACAGATAAATGAACAATTTAAATGAGATTATTATGCTTTAGTATTAAAATCACGGAATTGGAGCATAGATGGACATTGAAAATTGAATATTGAGGGTTGATATGGTATAATTCAAATATTAAATCGCAAAGGAAGATTCTATGGTTATAGATTATATACAAATGAGTGTGGCACTAATAATCAGTTTGTTTGTAGCTTTAATTATTTTGAGTTATGCAAATAAAAAAATACAAAAAAGGGCTATAGAAGAAGTAAGGAGTGCCGTCAAAGATTTTTGCAATAACCTTGTAGAAAATCAAGAAATAGACATCATTAAACTTATGCATAAAAATGTTAGCGAATTACAGGAATATTATGTAATAAGCAAGCAACATGCAAGAGAATCGTTTATAGCGACATTGATTACATGTTTTACTGGTTTATTTCTTTATGCGCTGGGAATTATATCTTATGTATTTTTAGATAAAAATATTAATGTGATTACAGTTATTTCAGGAACTGCAGTTGAAGTAATATCAGGATTGTTTTTTTCGCTGTACAAGAATACAATAAAACAATTAGAAATATATCATAGACGATTAGAATCAACGGAAAGATATTTAATAGTATATCACATGATAATGGAAGTTTCGGAGGAACACAGATACGAGGAGCAAAGAAATTATATAAATTATGTGTTAAACGATAACCAACATCAGATGAAGAACGAATAAATAAGTATAGTACCAACCGTCAATATTTGATGGCTGGTATTTTTTTGTCCAAAATCAAGAATTGCACCGGTGCAACAAAAAAGGAAGCCTGCTGGATTCGCGGTCTGCAAGCTTCCTGTTCCTGTATATCGAACAAATGTATTATAGCACAAAACACAGAGCAGTACAATACAAATGGGAGGAAATATGGGAATAAAAGAGGCATTGGCACAATATTGCGATACGCAGCAGGAAATTAAGGACATAAAAAGCAGGATTGAAACACTGGAAAGACAAATTGCGGTTATGGAAAAGCAGGGATACACCCAGCAGGATTCAGTTACAGGCGGAGAAGGAGGAAACAGACATTATAAAATCGAAGGGTATCCATACCCTGAGTACTCAAGAAAGACAACGCTTCTTATATGCCGTCGGCAGCAGTTGAATGGTAGGGAGTTAAAACTACTGGAACTGACCAATGAGGTAGAAGAATACATAGGACAGATAGAAGACAGCAGAATAAGGAGAATGATTACATATAGGTTTTTAGATGACTTAACATGGGTTCAGGTGGCTTACCGTATGGGTGGGAAGCATACGGCGGATAGCTGCCGGGTGGCAATTGATAGATTTTTAGAGAAAAATTAATGTTTGTTCGTTCTGTTCGTTTTAACTGTGATAATATCTAAACTGGATAAAGAATTAATCCACGGACGGAAACCGGATAAATCCAAAAGCCGCAGGTGCGGCAGTTTTTCACCTCCTGAATGGCGCTGGCGAAAGCCGGCGCTTATTTTAGTGGAATTATAATATTTATAGATAGAACAACAGTAAAGGAAGGTGGTGGTTGTGCCGAATGCACCGAATTATGAATTAGCAGAAAATGATTATATGTCCGGCATGAAGTATAAAGATATAGCGCGGAAATATGGAGTAACTTTAAACACGGTAAAGAGCTGGAAAAAGAGATACAACTGGGATAGAAAAGGTGTGCACACAAAAAATGAAAAAGTGTGCACACAAAAGCAATCAATTAAATCAGACGATAAAAAGCCTGTTGCTGATGAGGTGGAAGCTGTATTGCAAAATACAGAATTAACCGAGAAGCAACGGCTTTTTTGTTTGTATTTTGTAAAATGTTTTAATGCCACAAAAGCCTATAGAAAGGCATATCAGTGTGATGAGTATGTAGCAATGTCAAGCGGTTCAAGATTGTTAAGAAATGCAAAGGTAAAAGAGGAAATAGACAGATTAAAACAGGAAAAGCTAAATCAAGCCTATTTAACACAGGCAGACATCTTTCAAAAGTATATGGATATCGCGTTTGCAGATATGGGAGATTATGTTACCTTTGGAAAGAAAAAAGTTCCGGTATGGAAGCGGGTTGACGGGCAGGATATTCCGGTAATGGACCCGAATACAGGACAACAGAAGATTGCTGAATACAGTTATGTTGATTTGAAAGAATCAACAGGCGTGGACACAAGCATTATTTCCGAGGTATCTGAAGGAAAGAATGGCATCAAAATCAAACGCGCTGATCAGATGAAGGCGCTTCAGTGGCTTACGGAGCATATGGACATGGCGACACAGGAACAGAAAGCAAGGCTGGAACTGCTCAAACTACAGAAAGAAAAACTGTCGGAAGGTACAGCAGAAAATGATGAGGCAGTGGAAAAAATGGACAATATTTCTAAGATTTTAGAACAGATGCGGCAGGTCAATCAAGAGGACCTGGTGGATTAAAAAACACTAAAAATGTCCGCTGGTCGCGGATTTTTAGTGTTTTCTGCTATTTTGTAGTAATATTGCACAAAGGCATTAAATGTATAAAAAACAGACGAAGCCAGTAATAAACAAGCTTTGCGGCGATTTTAATATCAAAAATATTATTCGCTAAACGTGAGTTTTGCGAAGTTTTACTTAAAAACAGCTCTAAACAGGGAGGTGGTACAGTGCTGGTCTTATCTTCTAAATTTAAAGATTTTTTGACAGTGGAAGCAGACAGGGAATATCTTGAGGGAACAACGGCAGCAGGTAAAACAACAGTTGGTATTTTTAAATTTATGCTAATGGTTGCGAAATCGGATATCAAGTATCATGTTCTTGCGGGAGCGGACATTGGAACGGTCGAAAAGAATGTTATTAATTCGGAGCGAGGGCTGCTGGAGCAGCTGGACGGACTGGCAATGTACAATCCAAACGGCAAAGGCAGAATCAGACTGCCACACATTGAATATAAGACACCGAATGGAATCAGGTATATTTATGTATGCGGCTATGATAATAAAGCAAAATGGAAGAAAGTATTAGGCTCACAGGTAGGCTGTGTGTATATTGATGAGGTCAATATTGCGGATATGGAGTTTTTGAGGGAAATAACGCACAGATGTAAGTATATGATAACGACTTCCAATCCTGATGCACCGGATATTCCGGTGTACAAGGAGTTTATCAACAGAAGCAGACCGTTAAAAAAGTACGTAAAAGATTATCCGGCAGAGCTTCTTGACGAATTAAAAGAAGAACCGGTCACAGGCTGGATCCACTGGTATTTTACATTTTATGATAATGCTTCAATGACACAGGAAGATATACAGAAAAAGATAGATGCAGTTCCGAAAGGAACAAAGATGTACAAAAATAAAATACAGGGATTGAGAGGCAAGGCGACAGGCCTTGTCTTTTGTAATTTCTCCCATAAAAAGCACCTGATTACAAAAGAAGATGCAAAGAAGTACATTAAAGACAGAAAACAGCTGCAGGAGGAATATTTTGAAATATTCACTGCGGGACTGGATACAGCATATTCAGTCAAAAGTCCGGATACAATCGCAATGTCTTTTTCGGCAATTACCAATAAAGGGCGCTATATCGTACTGGATGAAAAGGTATATAACAATGCAGGACAGGACAATCCGATAGCACCGAGTGATACGGTTGTGAATTTTGTGGCTTTTCTTGAGAGAAACAGAAAAGAATGGGGCAGCATGGCACGGAATACTTTTGTGGATTCGGCTGATCAGGCAACATTAACAGAATTTGCAAAGTACAAAAGGATGCACCCGGAATGTCTGTATGTTTTTAATAATGCCTACAAAAAGGTGGAGATAATTGACAGAATCATGCTTCAGCTCGGCTGGATGGATTACAATGCAGATACCGGAAAAGAGCCGTGCTATTATATTGTGAATACTTGTGAGAATTACATCAAAGAACTGGATAAATACTCGTGGAGAGAAGACAAGGACCAGGAGCCGGAGGACGGCAATGACCATATGGTAAACAGTGTGCAGTACAACTGGATTCCTTACCGTACAAAGATAGGAGTGAGAAGAAATGGGGTTGATAGGTAAAATGGCAGACAAAGTAAGAAACGGAATCAGAAGCTTTTTAGAGATTCAGCCAGCACCGGCCGGTACAATATACATCAATGAAAAGCTGGACTATGAATCCAATGCAATTAAAAATAAAATATGGTACAGAGGGCAGTCAGACGAATTATCACAGTTGTATAAGAGTATTGATGTTGACAGAACACTGTTTTGGAAGGCGGTTCCCACACCGGGAAGGGCAATCAGAAAAATTCACACCGGTCTTCCTGCCAATATCATTGATATGCTGGTATCCATTGTAATGTCGGATATGAACAGTATCAATGTATCGGAAAAACAGGAGGAGTGGGAACTGATAGCAAAGGATAATAATTTTGAAGCGGTAATGACAAAAGCGCTGACACAGACACTGG